AACCAATATATGTGTATAACATAGGTACATTATTGAATTTAAAATACTGCTCTAGCCCTACATACAGATAGATCATGCCTGTTAATGCTATCAATCCACCACTCATCTTATCCACCCTAAATTGACCATACCTGATGCTATAATGAAGCAACAGGTAATAAAGTTAAACAAAACCCATATAGTACGTACTAAAGCTACTCTATCCGCTCTCTTGTCATCCTCAAAAGCTTTTGTACCCATAGCCTTGCACCATATCTGCCACATACTAGCCATAGAGTTTTTCAAACTTGCCCATCGAATAATCAGTGTCAATCTCAAAGTCACAGCCCACAGGTGCACCCGGTATAAATATACCTCTATCTTGCTGAATATACTTTTGAAGCTGCGCACAATACTCCTCCACTTCTTCCTCTGGAACTTCTGCTAAAATACTATCGTGTACTAGAGCAAAGATTCTGCTTTTCATTTTTTTGGCTTTGATATGTTCGTTCATATCAATACCACCCATTAAGTTAATATCACTAGCAGCAGACTGCACCAGAAAGTTAAGACCACTCCTAACGCTACTGCTTGCGACACCGTTATCTTTGGAAGCGACATTTGGTAATCTCCGTTTGCGACCGAAATAACTATAGATAAATCCATTCTTCTTGATGAAATCTTCGTTAGTCTCAATCCATTTCTTTAATTTGTGGAACTCATTGAAATAATCGCTGATAGTCTCTTGAGCTTCTTGCTTGCTAAAGTATTTACCCGAATCTTTGGTAACTTGCTCACTGATTTTTGCAGGGCCTGCACCATACATAATGCCGAAAGTTACTGCTTTAGCTGCTTGGCGTTTATCGCCATATAGCTCCGATACTTCTTCTACTGCGCAAGGTAGCTTAAATACTTTGTGTGCAATAGTTGAGTGAAAGTTACCACCACTACGGAATACATCCATCAAAGCTGTATCATTTGCTAATACAGCTGCAACATATACCTCTGCTGTTGTTAAATCCATTGCAACTATCTTATGTCCTGGAGCAGCTTTAATACAGCCTTTAACAGTGGGGTTATCACGAGGCAACTGTTGCATATTCAATTTACCACTACTAGATAATCTGCCAGATGTAGTAGTGTGCAAGTTAAATCCAGTACGTAGTCTACTATCTCGATCAAGCTGTGGTATGATCTTGTCAAGATAAGTATTTTTAATCTTACTCTTCTGTCGAATATCAATAATCAAACCAGGTACCTCAGACTTCTGAGATAGCTCAGTTAATACTTCTACATCTGTACTATTTGCACCTGTACCTGTTTTCTTGCCTGTAGGCTGTAGACCGATGAAATCAAATAAAAGTGATCGTAATTGTACCGTGCTGTTGGGATTAAACGGCTTGCCTTGAAGTTTCTCAAACTGTGCAATCTTAGGGTTTTTATACAACCCCGCTACGGCTTTATCAATATCAGACTGCATAATGTCTTGAGATGCTACTAGTCGGCCTTTGTCGAAAGGAACTCCATTATCCTGAACATCTGTCAAGAATCGACAGCCAGGAATAAGTATGTTTTCATATACAGACTTTAATTTAGCATTTTTTAGTATTTTAGAGAACTTCTCATACAGAAGAAATGTACACACAGCATCTAGCGAAGCATAAGTATACATGGTGTCAAAAGGGATTAAATCCCAAGTAAAGTCACCTTTTAGCATTCCATGCTCTTTTCTATACTTAGCCATCCAGTCATACATAGGCTTCTCGTAGTCGCCATACTTAGTGTACTTTAGAGAAAGCTCTTTTAGACCATGACGCTCATTCTCATTGATAATGTAGTGTAGAAGCATGGTATCTGCAAATCTAGGAAATTTGAAATTAAAATGATATTCGAAAAATGCAATATCAAATTTAGCATTGTGGAAAATCACTAATTTCTTATCGAATAGCTCTTGTAATAACTCTTCTGATCTTTCATCCAAGCACGTGGTGTCTATATAAACACCTTCATCGGCTTTGTATGATAACGATAGACCCAATATATGACCATCTCTAGGATATAACCCTGTGGTCTCTGAATCTAGTGCTACATAATCTAACTCATGGTCTATCGCTGCTTGAAAGTAGGCATTCGCATCATTAGTATCTTGAATACCTCTAGCAACTGTTTCATCTATAATAACCTCTTCTACTTCTCCAGAGATATACTTCAAAATGCTTTCTTTAGAGCTGTCCCAAGTATTTCTTGCCTCAGGCTTAAAAGCTAGCATAGCAGGATTGATGACAGGAAGAAACTTTTCGTCTACAACCTTGCCCGAGTATTCTGTAACGGAGTTTATTTGTGTAAAGTATTTAAGCGCGTCAGAACCTACTAGGATAATCCAGTCATAGGCATCAATATCTATTTCAATATCGCAGTCTTTTTTTAATACTTTTTTAAGGGTAGGATCTGAGCATAACTGATACTGGTCAAACTCAAAAGCGTGGTCAAATTCATGTTTAAATCGTGTTCTACTTTGTTTAGTTTCTACTAATGCAACTTTAGGCATATAATTTATCTCTTAGTTTACGTACTTGATTTTGTGTTAATGCGCCAGGATCGGTATTGTTTAAGTGAATGTTTCTACTTGATAACTCTACCTGCTCGCACATCTCTTTAACTTTAGATGCAGCTTGCTGTCCGGCATCGTCACCGTCAAAAAATATATCAATACTGTCTACCCCTTGTATTTTTAGCATGGATAGTTTATCTGTATTTATATTTTTTGTTCCAAAACAACAAACTGCATTCTCTAAACCTTTATCGTGCAAATTAACCATATCGTATATACCCTCTACTAGAATCACTGACCCTTGTAATGGTTTTACTACTGGATACAATGGCATCCTTGCCCCCGCTGGAGTGATCATGTATTTCGGAATTCCTTGAGCTGTATGTCTACCATTAAAGGCTACTATTCTGCCTGACATATCTCGTACAGGAAAAACGACTCGGCCAATGTGATCTTTCTCTACACTGTTGAATGCTTCGAATCGTTTATAGGTTTCCGGTTTTATATCCCTCCAGTTTCCTATGTATGGTACTGCATTTTTGGGAAAAGACAAACCAATGCTTTCAGCGCGCTTCTCGGATATACGCTTCTTCAACAGTTCACGCTTCAACTGCAGTTGGTTTGCCTTTTCCCCAAAATGCGTAAATAGATTACCTTTGTACTCACAACTAAAACATTGGAATACTCCAGTAATCTGATCTACTCGCATACTAGGGTTACGATCTGGATGCTCAGGATTAATACAACTTACCAAAAAGTCTTGACCTTTTGGTATATAGTATATATCTTTCCTTTCAAGCAGATCCAGAACATTCATATTAGTACTCTACGTTGCGTCGTGTTAATTCATTACGGATTTTTTGCTGTACTTTTGGTACTGCTCTAGCTAATTCTTTTACTAACTCTGCGGTGGAGGCAGTTTTCATATAGAAATGTTGAACAGTGAACTTTTTACTTTTACGGTCTAACAATACTTTTTGTGAAGGTTTGAATTTAATCGGCATTTTACTTTCCTATATGTTTTATGTTGTCTAGTGGGATTACTTGGTACGCACCTTTATTGTAGGCAGGAGCTAGAGTATATTGTTTTGATACTTCTTTTTTATAGCTAGTGTCAGTATTACTGGCAACACCCATCATAGGCTGAGAAGGCACGTATGCAGTCTCCCTACGGTAAGGTTCTGGTTTGGAAAAGGTTCTGGCAACAGGCTGTGTCTTTTTGACTTTTCTGTGCGTCTTTCTTTTACGTCCACAAGGTGTGTAATTAATACTTCCGCTTACTATCATGATTATACTCCTCTCATTTAAGAAAGATATTATATCAAATTATAAAGCAAATGTCAAGAACTATTTTGTTAGATGTCGTCTATGGGCTCGTCTGAACGATTTTCAGCATCGGCTTTCTCGTTGGGAGTAAGCGTAGACTCGGGACCTATCTTCAAGGTCTCCCAGCACATCTTAGACGAAAATGACTTCATGGATGCGGAGCGCATCTTGACACAATTTAATGTCATACAGTTATCTTCCTGCTCCCAAGTTTCTATCGAATACGCAGCGTCTGCTGCATCTAAGATACCTTTTGCGAAGCGGGCTTCACCGCTTGCATCAGTTTGGTAAGGTGAGAATACTGGTACTTCAAATTCTTGTGCCATAGCTTTCAAGGCTTTACTAACTTCGATTTGCTCCGTCCAATCATATTGACCGCCACGTGAGGGTAGATTAGAACGCTTTACTTGGTTGATATAATCGACAATAACCACACCTACATCTAGAGTTTTAACTTTTTTATCAAGTTCCGCTCTGATCTTAGATAGTGTAAGAGAGGGATCATAGACTACATCCAACTGTTGAGTCGGGAGGAGCTCACAGGTGGTAGTAAGTTCATGATGAAACCTATCAAAATCACGATTTTCTCTATACTCTTTCAAGCGTTCTTGTCCTTTCTCAAAGCGAGCTGCCCACCATGAGGCTACTTTCTCCCACTCTACCATACTAAGATTCTTAGTACGAAGTCTGGCAAAAGGTATTCCCGTAGCGATGGCACAGCATCTCTGCAGAATAGATCTGCTATCCATCTCAATAGTGAAATAGATAGCAGTCTTTCCTGAATTGAATACGCTATTCGCGACATTAGAACAGATAACGGACTTACCTGCCCCTCGTTTACCACCTACTAGGATTAGATCCCGAGGAGAGAATTTGATCTCATGATCGTATTCAGTATTAAGGCCGAGAGGTAAGTAATTACCTATATCTTCATCATCTTCAAACAAGGTAATACGTTGCATACTATCTTGTGGTCGCTCTAGGTCTACTTTATTTTCGACATCTAGTACGATCTGATGGAGATGATTTACTGAGTCTTCTGCATCTTCAAAAGCTACAGAGTTATCAACGTACTCCTCAAGTGAGTTTAAGATTTCTTTTTGAGCATACTCATTCTTGAGATACTCCAAAAGCATAAAAGCATCTGCATCAACCTCTATGGCTTCAATTGCAAATAACTTTTCTCTAACACCGCTATCACGGATTTCAAACTTGAGATCGTCAAATGTAGGCATTTTGTGATATTTTTCGCAATGATGATCTATAATACCATACAGAGAATGATACTCTGCAGGTAGATAGTTCTTGCGACAGCTAGTCCAGGTCTCGAAGTCCTGTAGCTCAAGCACTTGCTTTATTAGAGCACTAGCAATATTCAATCAAAATTCTCCCGATTTGACGAAAAAAAGCCCCTGAGTTACCCCAAGGGCTATTTTAATTTAACAACTACTTATGCAGTTGCTTTTTCTTTCTTTGAAGCACCATCGTAGTCAGATGCAACTAAACCACGACGAGTAAGCATAGTTTTAACACCACGAGCAGTCTTGTCGATCGCAGTAGCGATTTCTTCAACAGTCAAGCCCGAAACGTCACCAAGGTCAGCTAAAGGATCAGCTTTAGATGCGCCTTTAGTTTCTTTTTGCTTAGGAATTGCAGTAATCAATTCAGCGCGAAGTAAGCTAAGAGCTTTACCACGAACACTGTTTACAGATTTGCCTAGGGCGTCTGCGATTTCTTCAACGAAAGAACCACCATTTACCATGTCTACAAACGTAACTTCTTCAGCATCAGTATAAGTTTTAACACTTTCTGGCTTAGGAGCAGGCTTAACATGACCAGTCAATTCCATAGACAAGATTTTGCCTTGAATAGACTTAGGTGAGAAGGCACCGCCTTCAAAGTGTGCAGCGATATCAGCATAAGTGTACTGACCGCTGTTATCTGAAACAAAAGAGGCTAAAGTAGCTTCTTGAGCGTCAGAGAATGCGCGAGATGCAGAGGCAGAAGCAAGTTCTACTTCAAAACCCATCTTGCGAAGTTTGCTAGAAACTGAGCGTGGGCTAGTTTCTAATTGATCTGCTGCATTTGCAACAGTTGATTGAGATACAGGAGACTCGTCACCTACGAAAGATGTAAGTTCTGCTGTACGCTCGTCTGTCCATTTTGGTAATGCCATTATTATTTCTCCAGGAAATTTAATAGGTTAGTTATGATTTGAATGCCCTTAGATTGGGCTGATTTAGTTTTTGCGGACTCTATACCACTTTCATTAACTAGAATGGTAACGTCTCGCGTTAAAGAGCTTTTAACAGAATAGCCGTTTTGTTGTAACATCTCTGTGGCTTCAGCTTTAGTTTTATAAGATTTTAACTTGCCTGAGATGCATACTACGCCTTTGCTAACTACTGCTATTGGCTTTTCAAACTTGAAAGAGAACGGGTGATCTAGTAACGCGATGCCATTTTCTTCAAGGTAGGAACATAGATTTTCTGTTGCCTTAGGACCTAGTCCTGCTGACTGACAGCTTTCTTCGTCAATATCATACAAAGAATCGCACACAGAAGCTAACTTTTTAGCTGCTGTGTTACCGATTAAGGGTATTGACAAGGCGGGTAATACTATGTTCATTGGAACGTCTTTGGATTTCTGAATCTCAGCAAAAACTTTAGCACCAATTTTCTCAGAATCTAGAAGGTTGGATAAGTTATCTAGAGATAGCAAGTACAACTCTTGTGAAGTTGTGACCCCCAATTTCTCGACAGCTTTTGGTCCAAGTCCCTTGATCTTGAGGGTCTTTGCAAAGTGCTCTAGCCTTTTTTGAGTTTGTGAAAAACAAGACGTATTCCTACAAAACAAAAGATTATTGACTACATCAAGCACGCTGTCGCACGAGGGGCAACTTGTTGGAGCTTGTATTGTTTGCATAGTCTATTCCTTAATTTTGAAAAGATATTATAAGTAATTTTAAGATAAAAGTCAAGAGTTATTTTTTCTTTGTTTACCATAAGTTAACTTGCATACCGTAGCGATTGCCTGCTAGGATTGGAGCAACTCTATGTTCCTGTGATACATCGAACACTACTACTCTATTGTAAACTGGTTTTATTCTTTCTATATCAGGACTAATCTCTTGGGTATTTTCTATTTCTAGATAGCCGCCCCAAACCTTGTGGGGAAACCCATACCATACTGCACCTATCTGAGGGGATACAGTTTTTCCCTCCTCTGCCAACGCTTCGTCTTTGTCCACGTGCCAGTCTAGGGTTTGTGTTTCGTTTGTGATATTTACCCAATACTCAAACTTGTCCCAAGTCCTATCAGCCCAGAACTTATTTTTTAAGTGCCATATATAATCCCCTATAGCCTCGTGTGGGGTATAACCCGTGCCATCCCAAGTTCTATACTTTCCATCGTCCAAGCTATTCCATAGCTCTACATCTGAAAAAGAGTCTAGTATGTACTTATCCTGTATAAAGTCGTCTACTACGATCATACTCGTCTAACCACTCGGGGTATGATTTCCCCTGATCTGATGATTTCTACATCGCATCCCAACTCTAGGTCTAGGTCTCTGATGTAGTCCATGTTATGCAAGGTGGCTCTAGATACTTTCGCATCTCCAACCATTACAGGCTCTAGAATTGCAACTGGGCTAACAACACCAGACTTACCTACTTGCCACTTAACATCCAATAGTTTAGTAACTACTCCCTCTTGTTGTTCCTTTAGGGCGAATGCGCCTCGTGGGTGTTTGGCAGTGTGTCCCATACTGTTAAAGTCGTAAGTATCATTGATACGGTAGACTAAACCATCTGTAGGTAGACCCTTTGTCATGTGTGTATGTACAGTAGCAAAATCTTGCCCTGCTAAATACTCCATACGAGCTGTCCATGTATCTCCGTACTCAGCGGTAAACCCAAACTTATCATCCTCTAACCCGTAGGCATAGAATATTGTTTGGCGAGTCTTGAACTCTTCTGGATCTTTAAGGTTCAGTGACCCCGCAGCGTAGTTACGAGCATTCTCAATACTATCAGGAGCTACTAACTCACCTGTAATCTGAACTATACCTCCAAGGCTTATTGTGGCAGGTACTCTATGCTGCATTTTGTCTAGAACATACTTACCGTGAATACCATCTCCACGAGTCAAAGCCTGAAATAGACTACCGTTTACATAGGTTAAAGCAACAGCCGCACCGTCTAGTTTTGGAGAACAGACAACGTCCGTACCCAATACATGAAACGGTGGGAACAATATATCGAAACACTTTTGTAACGAATACATTTGATAAGTGTGGCGAATGCCATCTGTAGGAGTATACCCTACA